ACCATTATATTTTATATATGCTCTAAACTTATCAGAATCATTTCTAATAGATACTCCAATGAATCTACTATATTTTTTTTTAATACTACTAATATAATTTTTTTCCACATTTGTAAAATTATCTATATCATTTAGTTTATATTTGGTTCCAAAATGATTATTAAAATATAATGCCTGTTGATTATATACTTTTGCACATTCAATATCACTTTCATTTTTTATTAATTTATAACTTTTTTTTTTATATTGAATACTTGCTTCAAAAATTTGCTTTGATTTTATAAAATAAACACCATTAAACTGTGATGATTTTGTTTCAAGTTTTTTTTTACGTAATTCTTCTGGAATATTTCTTGGATTAGAAATATAATCTTCTATATCATTTAATCTATAATGTACATTTAAACTTTTATTAAGATATACAGCATAATCATTATAAGTAATAGCTGCCTCCAATTCTGTTTCATAATCACCTAAAAAAATAGTATCATTATCTTTTGTTATTCTTGCAATCCATTTATTTTGTTTAATACACCAAGATACACCATTATATTTACTTAATTTATCAGTTCTGCATATAAAATTAGAATTTACATATTTCTGCTGCTTTTCAAAATATACTTCTTCTTCATTTATAATTTCTAAATTATTTTTAAGCTTATCAGCATAACTCTTAAACGAATTATAATCCACAAAATTATATTTATCAGTATATTCAATACTATTTTTAATTGTATGAATGGCGTAATTTAACTCCGTATTATCACTTAGAAAAAACCATTCATTACGTCTTCTTATACGAAAAGGCTCTAACAAAATATGAATCATTTTTTCAGCATATCTCATATTATTTGATTTAAACATCTTTATCATCTTTAATGATTTCTGACTTGAACTAACATTAAGTGTTATTAAGCGTCTATCAGGATTTTCACCAAGACCAATTTTATAAGCACCTAAACTTGCAGTATCTTTAATTAAATAAATGTAACCACTTTTAGAATAAAAACCTTCCATTTCTGGTTTATTTTCTAACATTTGTATTTTTTCTATTTTTTCTTGTAATTGATCTTGTAATTCTTTAGACTCTTCTAATATTACTTCCTGTAATACTTCTTCTAATTTTAGATAATACATTCTGATTTCTTTACTCCTTTCTGTTCCTGCTAACATACATAAACTCTTAAATGTTTCAATATTTAACATCACTTGTTCCTTGTTATGACCACCGTGAACTTGCTCCACCGAATTGTGGAGCAAGATTTTATAATCAATATCTACAGTAAAATGTTTTTCTAATATTCTTTTAGCTGGATCTTTTCTTGAAAATCCTAACCATTTCCATATATCATCTAAATCAATGACAAAATCAGTTTTAGAATTATAATTAATATATGTGTAAAAACTTCCTAAAAAAAGTTGCTGTTCTTTACTAGTAAAATGATCTTTAATCTTTTCTATAAATCGATTGTTGTACGCTTCTTTAAAACGTGTAATTGGATTTTTTTCAATTAATGTCACTATATTTAATGTTTTGTTTTGGGATTCCATTTTATACTTTTTATGTTTCGATACCTTTAAATACGTTTATTTATTTGCAATATTTTGCACACTTTTTTACAAATTATTATATTATTTATTATTTGATAACTAATATAATTTAAAATTTATTTAAATTAAGCAATTTCTAATTGACGTCTATTAGCACCCATTGGTGTTTCATAACTACTTTGAGACCATGGACCAACACTCTCCTTTGGAATTGGAGGAGCAGATCTCAAATCATGGTATGCAATTTTATTGGATTGTAATACCGTATTGATACCAACGTGATATCCACTAATTAAGAAATTTTGTTCCTTAAGAAGTTTTGAAATAGGATTTTCCTTTGCGAATTTATCAGCATCCTCATATTTAGGCAACAATTCTTCAGCAGCCAATGGAGGAACACCCTCAACTACACGTTTAAATTCACTACCTTGTTTATCACTTCCAATTTCAAAAACTGCTTTACCAGTAGCCTCTTGCAATACTGGTTGAGCAATCTGTGCAGCTTGCATCACCTTTTCTGATTCCTTTTTTACATCCTCCAACGTTTTTCTATCCTCTACTTTAGCAGGAGGAGGAGCCACATCCATGGAAACATTCTCAGCTTCCTCTACATACATTAAATCATCCATCTTTTCCTTTTTTGTATATGTAATAAACAAGTAAATAGCAGCAAGAACCATAATTAATTTTAACATGTTATTAGATTGAATTTCTTTTAGAATGTTCATTTTGTTTTTAATATAGTATAATAAAATAAAATTTAATTTTAAAATTTCTTATTAATATTATTTAAACATAAACTAACTAAACAAGTAACTAATTAATAGGTAAAACATTAACTAATTATTTTAACTAAATATGTCAGATGACAATCTTTCTTACATATCAAATATTTCAAATGAAGATGATATCATCTCGTATTTTTTAGATTATCATACAATCAATATTATATATATGTACCAAGATCTTAAACAACGATTTAATGCTTTTAGCCCATTTTTTCTAGCAAATTTAAAAAGCACCCATCTAACAGATTTTTTTATTACAATTCTTTATTATAAAGACACCCTCCAATATCAAAACCCACCCCTAATTATCCCATTCGTAAAAGAATATCAAAATGAAATTGATATATCTTTCAATATTGTACAAACATTTCTTAAATCATGCAAATATAACTTGAATTATAATTCATGGTGCCACTTTTGCTATTATAAAAGTAATCTATCAGAATTATACATCTAATTACATTTACATCCATTATTACATCATTTATTACATTAACATTTATTACATATAATATTATATTACATATTATATATAATATACTTTTTATTTTATACACCGGCCATTTTTATCAGTCATTTGTTTTTTTGGGATACCATATAATCCATTTATTGCCATTAAAAAACAATCTGCCCTATCATCCTTTTTCCCACATGTCATAAAATCTCCCAACCATCGTTCCTTTTCATCCTTGTTAAATTTATTTTCTAAAAACCACTTTGTATATTGCACACTTAACCATTTCCTTTGAGCATATAACCCCTTTAACTTACATTCTATTACAGGACCAGTATATGCTTTTAACTTGTTCGCCGCTCTTACAAAACGTATAGTTGTCTTTTTATCATTAAATAATTCTACCAATTTACCATATATAATATGACTTGTAAATATCGCCTTACGATTAAGTTTAGGTTGCAATTCTATAATTATCTGTGTTAATTTTTCAAAAACATCCTTGTTATCATCATATATACTTTGCAATCTACTTAATACAACTTTTGTTATATCCTGTAATAAATAATCATTAATCTTTTTCGCCTTATACTTGTTTGTAACTTTTATCTCCATTCCCTTTGGAAAATGAACTTTACATGTATATATAGTTTTTCCATCGTCTATATATTTATATAAACATCGTTTACCACATACCTTGGCATTTTTTAATTTACCTTCACATAAATGTTCTTGATCTTCTAATGTATTAAATGTATGCCATAATTTTATCGAATACGTTTCCATCATTTTCTCATTTTCACAATCTAGTATACACATTGCTAAATTTTTTAATCCCACATCAATTGACAAAATCATCACCTTCTAAAAAACTAAAATATTTAAAATTTTTATTTTAAACACCTTACGTTTTAATACAATATTAAATTACCTATATAAATATAATTAAAAAACTATGCTAAATGAATTTGAAAAATTATCACTGAGAAAATTCAAAATTAAAAGTATTCTTCCAGATGCGACCATACTTATCCTCGGAAGGCGCAGATCGGGCAAGTCACTAATGAAAGGAGAAAAAGTACTCATGTTTGATGGAACTATTAAAAATGTAGAGGACATTAAATTAGGAGAACTTGTTATGGGTGATGATTCAACTCCCAGAACTGTTTTAGAAACGCATACTGGAACTGATAAAATGTATAAAATAACAAATCGTAGAGGAGAAAGTTACACTGTAAATAGTCATCATATTATTTCATTAATGTATACAGGTAAAAAAAATATAAGAGAACGTAAAGATAAACATAGTTATCAAGTTACTTGGTTTAATAAATACAAATATAAATTAGATTGCAAATCATTTTCATATAAAAATAAAAACAAACAAGAAGTTTATAATCAAGCCAACGAATTTTTAGATAAATTTGTAGATGATCGTAAAGTTGATATTCCTATTGAAGATTTTTTAAAATTATCTAAAAAATATCGTAATAATTTATTAGGATATCAAGTACCTATAGATTTTCCAGAAAAAGAAGTACCTATAGACCCATATATGATTGGGTATTGGTTAGGTGATGGAACCTCGTCTAATTCAGATATTACAACACAAGATTCTACTGTTTTATATTATTTTGCAAAAAATCTCCCTAGTTATAACTTATTTTTAGATATGTTTGATAATAAAAGATATGGCTATAAAATTTCATCTGGATATGGACAAAAAAATAACATTTTTTTACAAACTTTAAAAGACTTGGATTTAATTAATAATAAACATATTCCTTTAGTTTACAAATGCAATTCTCGTGAAAATAGATTAAAACTTCTTGCTGGATTTATTGATGCTGATGGACATTTAGGTAAAAGAAATGATTTTGAAATTACACAATGTAAAAAACATGAAAAGTTAATGGATGATATCATTTATTTAGCACGTAGTTTAGGATTTTCTGCGACAAAATATATTAAAAAAACAACTTGGACACATAATGGAGAAAAAAAGTACGGTGAAGCATTAAGAATTCATATTAATGGAAAAGGAATAGAAGAAATTCCTACACTTATTCCTCGTAAAAAAGCTCGACCAAGAAAGAATAGAATAGATGCATTAGTCAGTCAAATCAAAGTAGAAGAAGTAGGGCAAGGAGAATATTATGGTATAGAATTAAATTGCAATAATAGGTTTGTATTAGGTAATTTTATAGTTACACATAATAGTTGGCTTGCAAGAGATATATTTTATCATCATCAACATATACCATCGGGTATTGTATTTTCTGGAACAGAAGAAGCATCTCCTTTTTTTGGAGATTTTATACCAGATTGTTTTATACATCCTGAATATGACTCTGAATTAATTGAAAGTTTGCTTAACAAACAAAAAAGAAAAATAAGAGAAGCCAAGTTACAAGGCAAATCTGAAACAGGAAAACTCCCCTCTAATAATATATTTATCGTCCTAGATGATATGTTACATGATGCTCAAAATTGGAAAAAGGAAAAAACTATAAAAAGTATCTTTTTTAATGGAAGACATTATAACATTCTTTTTATTCTTACTATGCAATATCCATTAGGTATTACACCGGAATTACGTAGTAACATAGATTATGTATTTGTTTTTAACGAACCTTCTATCAAGAATAGAAAAAAAATATATGACGACTACGCTGGCATGATTTCATCATTCGACTACTTTTGCAATATATTAGATTCTTGTACACAAAACCACGAATGTCTGGTCATCAAAACGTCATCTAATAGTACAGATTTAAAAGATCAAATTTTTTGGTATAAAGCTGAAAATCATAGTAATTTTTATACTGGACATCCAAAATTATGGAAATTTCATAACTCAAATTATAATATTAAATATGAAGAACAAAACGAAAAAGATATCGAAAAAGTACAAAAATTAAAAAAGAAGTTTGCAAATACCAGAAAATTAAAGGTCTTGGTTAATAAAGACGGTGATATCATTGATGTTAACCCAGGAAGTGAATAGAAATGTTGTTTGTTATTTAATTCATTTGATAAAATAACAAATAAATTTTAGAATTATGTTTAGAATTATGTTTAGAAGTATGTTTATAATTATGTTTATACTTCATTAGCTGTACTTGATATACGGTTCAATTCAAAATCATTATTTATATGCAATCCTTGGCATTTATATACATTGCAAGTTGACATAACTAACACGTTTTTATTAAAAATTTTGATTTTTTTAAATTTTTTAAATACATTTTATATAACATTGTTTTCGATTAAATATTTATACGTCCTACTTCCTTTTTTTACTCTCCGTTTTGTCAACGGATTAATTATCCAAATAACATTATCTTGACAACCCTGCACATCTTCATTTTTATTTATTTCATTTAATTTATCTATATCATCATCTGTTAACTCACTTCTACACATTGAACATAATTTATGATTAGTCTCAATATGTTTATTTAAACATACTTGATGAAACGTATGATTACAATGTAAAGTAACCATCTTTATATTATCTAATACACTTGTATCATAACAAATATAACATTTATAGTCCATATTCATAAATTCTGAAAAATCAATATTTTCGTTCTTATCATCATCTGCTATATTTTCTGTATAATTAATATAGTTGTAATAATGTTGTAAAAGATCTATTACTCTTGAATAATTAATTATATAATTATCTATCTCAAAACATCTACAATTATAATACCCATACGGATATGTTTCTAACTGTTGATGAAGCTCGTTAAAAACTGTATCTATATTTACAAGTAAATAATTTTGAATAAATTGTTGAAATATAGGTATTTTTTCATTTTGCAAATACCTAATTAAACATGATATCCAAGTCTGATATTGTACATATACTGTATAATTTGGGTCATCTCTACCACCTGGCTCATATACATAAGGCGCATAATCTAAAAATGAATGAAACATTAACAATATTGTCTCAATTCCCATACTAGATGTCCACTTTTCAAACTTAGAATCACCCCATGTATTTAATATCGTTGAACAACATTTGCCATCTTCATAAAAATTAGGATGGATCCTTACAGAATCATGATTTATAAAAGTCACTTTTGGAGGACTAAAAGGATAATCTTCCGGAATATCAAAATTTAAACGTATAAACTTGTGTCTATATACACTTTCATAAGGCGCCTTAATAATAGCATATACCCTTGTAATATCTTCTTCATCAAAATATATTAAAAAATCATTATCTAATAAATTAGATTTATTATTCTGTTCAATATATAATTTATACAATTCTTTGAATAATCTATTATTTCTATTATTCATATATTCAATATGCATAATAAAAAATTTTTCAATTTATTAATTCTAATTAATTTCTCTTTTCCTTTGTCAATCATATCTTAATCATCTCTCTTTTTTAATTCTCCCTTTAAATACATCTCATATAATTTATCTTTAATTAAACCTTCCTTTTCTTTTTCTTTTTTCTTTGTTTCTTTTGTCTTTTTCTCTTTACTTTTTTCATTACTAATTTCCATTTTTTCTCTTATTGTATCTGGATGAGGAATATATATTATATTATTTTTTAATTGAACCGACCACGTTAAATTATTTGCTGTATTTACTAACATAATGTACTCAGGATAAACAACCTTCATTAATAACCCGCCCGTCCTAAATTGTTTTGTATCAGTATTATAATATCTAACCCATGTTTTAAATAATGGCAACATTGTTAATATCTTTTTATCTGCAATAGTTTTTAATGACACATATCCCACTAATTTTTGCTTTATTTCATCCAATGAATAATTATCCTGTACACTACCATAATACGGTTTTTTATAATTAGAATCAACAATACTCTTAAATGCAACTTCTCTGTTCACAACAGGAGCCTTCTTTTTACTCTGATTACCACTACCACCCTTTTTCCCTGTATTTTTTCCAGTATTTTTTCCAGTATTTTTTCCTACATACCTAATATCCCTGGCATCCACAGTTTCTGTCGTCTCTGTATAACCATCATAATATTCATTTGTATCATATTCTGTTGTATCGTACTGGGACGTATCGTATTGGGACGTATCGTAATGCGACGTATCGTATTGAGACGTTGTGTCTGCAGTGGTAGTAGACGATTCTTTTTTTTCAATAATCAACTTTTTCTTTCTATACATTCTCTTTATTAATCACTTTGAAAATTATTTTCTTATTTATTTTTCATTTTTTATTCCGATTATCATAAATTGATTATCTTGATTATATTATAAGCAATATACATAGATATGTTAGGCAATGACGCCGATGAAATTATACCAGGTTTATGGCTTGGAAATTATAAGCCAGCACTTGATCTTGATTTTATAAAAAATAATAATATTAATGTAATTATTAATTGTACTGCTGATATACCATTTTATAACGAAATGTTTGATACTAAATTAAAAATTGAAACTTTTAGAATATCAGTATACGATTCGCTTTTAGAAAAAGACATCTTATTAATGGAAGAATATTTTAAACATATATTACCATATATGCTAAAAAAATACATTCATGAAAAAAAAAGAATTCTTGTTCATTGTAAAGCTGGTGCTCAAAGATCAGCTATTGTCGTCGCCGCATTCCTAAAAATCCTATTAGACAAAAATCTCGTTCAAATCCCCGATATTCCTTCTTATCCACGATTCAACCAAAATGAACAATTTAAACATATTTACAACTTTTTATTAAAACGACGTCCACGTGTTTTTACATATGGCTTTAGAATTAATTTTGAACGTTCATATAAACGATTTTTTCATATTTATTAAAAATAACAACTTTTACGTCTTTTTGAAAATTTTGACATACCGTGTTTAATATCTTTCCACGTTACACCCGTTTTTTTATTTACATGAACAGCCTTTACATTCATCACTGCAGCCTCTATATAATGTTGAAAATTATCATCAAATAATAACATTTTTTCATATGGAATGTTTAGACGCTCATGTATTTTTGTAAACATTGGTATTTTGTTATAATCCTCATCTTTTATACATTGTCTACGCACCCTTTGCTGAATATCTTCAAAATAATGAATTATATTATTATCATATAATATATTGTCAGCATATGTATTTAAAGATGCTATTGACATTTTTATTTTATAATATCTTAAAAATTGTAAAATCTCTTTTGCATGAACTGAAAAATCATTTGAATATCTAAATATTAATGTATCATCTAAATCAAATATTACCAATTTACAATCCTCTAATACCTTTATATCCCGAAAATCAAACAAGTGTAACAAATGCGACATACTTAACTACCAATTTTCTTAATATTTCATCAATTTTTCATTTTATTTTATACTATAATGAAAAATTTTTTTAAATTTTCATAAAAGAAGTGTGCAACCACCTCAAGGTGATTTGTGCAACCACCTTAAGGTGATTGCATCTGATACCACCAGTTGGTCATACCCTTAGGTGTGGTAGTAATGGGTGTGTTAGCCATAGCCCTAGGTGATGTCGATGTCATACCTTTAGGTGTGGTAGTAATATTGGGTGATGGCATAAATGCAGCTGCTTGTACAGTTGATTGTGCAGTCGCCTTGGGTGTGGTTGCCTTGGGTGTAGTTGCCTTGGGTGTAGTTGCCTTGGGTGTAGTTGCCTTGGGTGTAGTTGCCTTGGGTGTAGTTGCTTTTGGAGAAGTCATAAACGCAGGTGCTTGTGCGACAGCCCTAGGTGACGTCGACGTTGATGTCGTACCCCTAGGTGTAGCAGGTGCTTGTGTGACAGCCCTAGGTGTGGTAGCTTTTGGGGATGTCATAAACGCAGGTGCTTGTGCGATAGCCTTGGGTGCAGCTGCAGGTGTAGATACTGGTGTAGCAGGTTTAGGAGCTACAGATTTTCTACCGCGTAAACTAGACCATAATGCATATTGACTTGTTCTCGCTTTTGCATTTTGTTCATATAAAACTAAATTTCCATCATTTTGCATGATTAATACATAAGGACCTCGACCCATATTATCAGTTCCAGCTGCCCATACAGGATTAGTTAATCTATCATAAACTACAAAATTTCCATCATATTGTTGTACTACAAATGTATATGGTCCATTTACTTTGGAATGTTCTAATGTACTCCATACAAGCGAACCATTCTTTCTATATACTTTAATACTTCCATCGTTTTCATTAAATATAACTCTGAAATTACCATTACTACTTACCAATCCTTTACACGTCTCTCTACATAATTCTGAAAATCTCGGCGTTGCAATTATGACTGGAGCAGGGGCTGGTGAAAGTGAAAATTGTTCTCTTTGCATTTTGCCATAGATTAAATAAACTAATACAGCAATAATAATAATGTATATCATCTTTTTATTAGTTAACAATTTTTTTAATCCCTTCAACATTTTTATATATTATATTTAAATAAAAAATTTTAACAAATTAATAAATTCAATAAATTAGTATATTATTTTGATATTTATAAATAAATTCCTCTATCGTCTCGATACTACTTTTATCTTTATTCCACCCCTTACACTTGTTAATAAATTTAAAACTATCACCACCTATATACTTTACCCTCCAACCATCTGATGCAGCCTTTAAGATAAACATGTACTTGTATAAAAATCGTACAATATAATCCAATCGTAACATCAATTCAATCACCCTTAATTTATTAATTATTACTAGTAAATTAAAAGTAAAATACTTCCATAAAATTGCGTTTATTTATAATTACCCATTTTATACTATTTTCATACACTAGGATAAAATACCCATTTTACAGATTTATCCTGTTCTGACATTTCAGCTACTATTTTTTTAAATATATCATCCTGTTGTCTTAATTTATCAACACTTTTTAACAAAGGAAAATATTTTGAAAACTCATGCAAACCTAATATCTGAAATAATTTATGGATACAATAAGAATAAGACAAAAAATTCTTACGACCCTGCGGTTTATATTTTTCATATGGCTTCTGTATCTGCTGAAACATAATCTTTATCTTTGTCTCTATCTCCGCTGTCAATTTAAATGGCGGTCTACCATTAATTCTATTTATTATACCTATTACATTATCATAATATTCATTTAAATTAAGCCTCTTTAAATATCTCTTTACCTTGTCCTCCGTCAATAAATTAAGATTCACTATCTTTTCCTTCTTCGCCTGTAAAATCACCTTGTCCAAAACCTCCTGGGGTATAACTCTATTCTCCTTTGACTGAAAACGCCGAAGCCAATCGTCAAGATGCGTCATTTTGTCATAAGTGAACTGTGGTCTGTATTCGTAATCCCGCATCTCTTTAAACGATAAATCTTCAGCTTGTATAACAGCATTGTCACATAATCCACAAGATGAACATACCAAATACCCCTCGTCTGTATCATATAATACATTGCACCTCGGACAATACAACTTTTCACTTAATGTCTTCTGACTACAACACTTGTTTTCAAATTTAATCATATACTCGTCAATTAAACGATTTTTTTTATTTATTATATCATTTAATTCATCAGACTCTTGCTCCTCCTTTTCTAATAAAACACTTTCTTGCTGTTCTAATATAACATACTCTAACATAATATTAGATGACTCTAATAAATATTCTATCTCGTCTTCCCCACTTTCAATCGTCTTATATTCACCCTCTAACTTTTTCATCTCATATGTTATATTATGCAACTTTAAATTAATGTCCGATACATTCTCATCATTTAAAATCTTATATGATTTATCCTTTGACAACTTGTTAAATTCACGTTTTAAACCGTTTATCTTATCATTTACCACCTTTAATCTACCCTCCTTGTTTTTAAACTCTTCTATACGCTTTTCATGCCTATGCATTATAGAATGAACACTCTTTGATTTATTATTCACAAAATTCCCATACTTTTTTGAATAATTTGGCGTACCATGCTTCTCTTTTTTCTTCCTCATCCCCAATAAGATAAACTCTATTATTCTTTTGTTTTTAAACCAATTTAATTACATTTATTCACATTAATTACGATAAAAATACAAATATCGAAGAACAAGAAAAAAATCCTGCTAAAATAACTTTACTAAAGATATCGACTACAAAATAATTTTACACAACTTGGTCAGTTCACTTTCTAATTATTGTAGATTTAATTTAATTTTTAATAATTTCATCGATTTCATCCATTTTCATTTTAATATCTGTTTGTAAATTATTTAAAGTGTCTTCTAATTTATATATCCTTTCCCCTAATTGTAATTGATGTTTAATAACTTCATTTTCAAAATATAAGTTATTAATTTTATCCTCCATATTTTTTACACTTTCATATGTATATACATTCACATCCAAATCCTTTTCATTATAAAAAGTTTTTACTTTTTCATCTATTATAACAAATATATAATCTATATATTCAACAAATATATTATTTACTTTGTTTATAGTTTCCGTTGTTTCTATTTGACTTAGAATCTCATTTTTCAATTCATAAAATGTATGCTGTATATACTTTTTAAACTCGATGTAATTTAAAAAATCCTTTAATATATATTTCTTTAAATTTAAAGTAGTATTTAATACATCAAGCTTATTCTCAATCAAATTAAATTTATTCGCTATATCAATGTTTTTCATAGTATATTATAACCTTCAAGTTACAGTTCTCTTACATTATCTTTACACATTTTTAACGAATTAAAAACAACATCTTGCGTTAATTTTTTCTAAAAAAATTATTACTAGTTCTTAAATGTCAAATAAACAAAAAGTCATTGATTACCTTTCTGAAGACCCCATTATCACAGGTCAAAAATTTGCTCTAGTAAGTATTGTCGGCCCTCATATGCCCCAAAAATGTGATATATGGGCCCTTAAAATTAGAGGTGTTGCTGATTCATTAGAAAAAGCAAAAGCAATGTCACAAAAACTTATGAAAACAGATCAAGACTATGATATTTATACAGTAGAAGTTGGCAAATTTTTCCCTCTTGTTGTAGAACCTCATGAAGTTGCAGAAGTAGAATATCAAAATGAACAATTAAATCTTTTAATTAAAAATTATTTACAAAATAGAGAATCTGCAAATGAATTATGGCATCAACGAAAAAATCAGATGATCAAAGATGCTATTAGAGAAGGCAAAAATCAAGAAGAATTAGCCAATAGACCAGAACATCCTATTTCCGTTTTACAAAGAATTAACAATTTTGAAAATTCTATTAAACAAATGAATGAAGATTTAGTTGAACTACAAAAAGATTTAGAATTAAGTAGACAAAAATATGCAAATTATACTGAAGAAGAACGTAAAATTGCTGAAAATGAATTAAAGAATGCAATTGAATCTGAAGTAAATAAAAACAATGGTGCTAGTAGCAATAGTAGCACAGAAGCCAATGATTTATCATTACAAGATATTAGAACTCAAATTATTTCTGATATTACTGGAGAAACATCTCGAGAAGAAAACTTGACTGAAATTGAACAAATCATGGCTGATTTGAAATTAAATGAAAATGAATTAAAAGAACTAAATGCTATGAAAAATTCTCTTGATCCTTCTACATCACCTAATGTATATAAACGTACATTAGAAAATATTAAAAATATTGAACAATCTATTAGTAATCTTAAAGAAAAATTAACCAATAAAGAAATGGTAAATAAATACATTAATTCCAATTATTCTGATTCTAAATATGAGTATTTACAAAGTTCTACACATCCTAATGTTTAAATAATTTAGTAAAATATATATTATATAATTTTTTACTAAATAAATTTTTAATTAAATTGAGTATATTTAATACTTTTTTTATGAACAATCATTTCTGTATATTTAAACATATTTAAACTTTCTCTTTCCTTTTGCCATTCTTCATGAGAAATTCTATTATAACATTTCATATATAAAATAGAATCAATTTGAGATCTATCATACTCATTTCGACTATACGTCTCTACTATATTAATATTATCCATATTAAAATTTACACGTTTCATATTTATTATTATTATTATTATTATTATTATTTTATTATTTTAAACTTATGTACTTGTTTGTTTACTTATTTGTTCACGTAAGGGTTATCTAATAATTGACCTAATAAATCTGGTTCCAATCTTGATTGATATATATTTCTATCCATTCCTACCTTTTCTTTATCTATTTCACCAATTGTTTGTTTATCTATTATAACCTGATATGTTTTAGAAATGTTCTTATCACGTACATCTTCATCTTCTTTTAATCCCATATTATCTGTATGCTTGACATCTCCATATGATGTCGCTCCACTTGATATTTGGAACTTTTGAGGCCCTCCAGCTCTTTCACCTGACACAGCCTGTTCTTTATGATCTCTTATTTCGGCATTATCATAATTTAATCTTGAAGTATGAGCAATATCCTTGTCTGCTATTCCAACATAATCTAATGCGTGTAATGGCGTTGTAGGAACAGCTTCATATTTAGTTACAGTATAACCCATACCCAATGGCATATTAATAGGACTAATATATTTATTATCTACCAAGTTTTGTTTTTGAGTATCCTTCACTTCTATTCCAGTAATACCTACATCATGTGATTTTGATAATCCCATATCAAATGTCGTCTTTACATTTCCTATTTGTTGATAATTCATTCCATCTTGTCTAAGTGTCGCTTTAGCTTCATCTTGCAATTGTGGTACAGAACCACGCTCCGTCTTATATGGATTCAATAACTGCCCTTCACCAGTTGTTGTTCGCTCCGTTGTCACAGGTGTTATTGCATTACGACCATAATCATCTGCACTTTTAATACCACTTACATTACGTATATAATCATTTTCATAATTCATTCTCTTTGGAACTTGAGCCAAAGCATCTAATATTTCTTCACTATTATCTATTGATCTCACACGTCTCGTCATCTTGTTAAAATCATTTTGACCAGCTATTCCATAATATTCCATATTATATTCACCTCTTGATGTATTCTTGAATCCAGTTGTAAAATCTTCATCTGATTTAATTCCAATGAATTGACCAGGACCTTTAAACAAATGATCTTGTGTCATTTCATAAAATGTATCCGGTCTCATCTTTTTAAATTCACCCAATATACCCCTTTCTTCCCCTTCTTTACCTGATAATACACGACCTTCATATGTTTCCTTTAATCTATTACCAACTCGTAGTTCATTTACATCTTTATATTGTGGCAAAATATTATTATCATATGTTCCCGCCTTTGGTGCAGAAATTCGCATCGGATCAAATGGCTTTTCATTTTGCCTAAATACAGATTGATTATATCTATCCATATCCACATTATTTGTAAATATAGGCATTCCATATATATTCTCTTCCACCTTATCAAATAATGGTCCAACTTCCTTTTTATGCTGAAATGTCGATACATTACCTGAATACAAATCTAATAAAGATTCATTTGCAAAAGTTTCTACATTCTGTTTCATAGCACCTCCAAAAAATGGAACCATATTATTATGTGACCTATCTAACTCTTTACCAGTCAATAAACTAACTTCTTTATCTGGAATCTTTTCTACACCCTCAGTTATCTTAATTCCTTGCATATATTCATTAAATTCCTTAAACATTGGCCTTTCTTCTAATTTTGCTAAAGGCCTGTTTAATTGAGTCACATCCACATTTCTATTTATATTATCCAATTTTGCTATATCACTATATGATAATACATCCTTATCCGTTCCTTTCAAAATATCATCGTTTCCTTTCTGAGTACGAAAAGAATTATAAAATGGTGGAATAAATCCAGTCATCTCAGATTGTTCAGCATCCTTATAATTTTTCAAGGATTTTTCTAAAATCTCTTCATTTGCCTCATCTACAACATTTGATGAATATATATTCTTACCATTTGGTTTATCAAATGCCGCTAATTCATTTTGTAAACTTTCTATTTGTCTTGAATTTTTCCCCTGTTTACTAAAAAAAAATCCAACTAATGCAGTTAACCCAATCAAAGGCAATGTTAAATCACTCATTGATAATTCTTTACTATTATTAATAAATAAATAATTATTAATAAAATAAATAAAAAAAAATATTATTACAAATCTAAAAAAATTCCATTGGGGTTTCGATTTACTTATTATGATTAATGACAATATTACTGTTCTAACTACGTAACTATGTTCATTGATGCTTCGATTTACTTATTATTAATAAGTACTACACTGTTACTAACTGGGGATATATACAAAATTATTAACTATACAAAATCATTAATTATTACTAATTTTTTTATTACTAAAATTTCATTTACTACTAAAATTTCATTTACTACTAAAATTTCATTTACTACTACTAAAATTATTACTAACTACTTTTTTGTTACTATGTTTTATTATTATTTTGTTTTTTTCAATCTTCTTCTGAATCGTATTTTTATTATTTTATTATGTTATATGTACATATTATTATACACTTTGTAAACACGTTATAAACACGTTATAAACACGTTATAAACACGTTATAAACACGTTATAAACACGTTATAAACACGTTATAAACACGTTTATAAACACGTTTATAAGCACTTTTATAAGTACTTTTATACCCATCCGATAAATTTCTTCAAAACAGATTTATCTAGAGTATAAACTTTTTCTCTTACTTTGTCTAATGTAATTCTTTCTCCACTAATTTTATAGATTGCATGCAATTGCCTTAGAGTCTTATAATACATATGACCTTCTTTAATTTCAACTGTATGTTTTATATGACTTTCTTTATATAATTCATAAATTGTTAAAATAGCCTTGTTTAATGAATGTTGTGCAACTGAAAATGTAAAATAATATTCGTTATAATTATCAACTAATTGTTGTAACCTTTCTGCATCTCCAATCAACTCTAAATATCTTACTCCTATCCTTGGAACATTTCCTCTAATCATTTTTAGATTTTTGTATTCTTCATAATCAATTCTATAATTAGAATAAGTATTATTTTCATTATAAATTTTAATAATAACACCTCTCTTTTTATCGTTATAAATCATTTTTTCATCATCAGATATAACCTCTGTTCTTTTAATACTCTCACACTCTTTAAATATATTATCAAAATCTTCCTCAAATGTTTCATTATGAATTCTTGAAATATAAACAAGACTGTTCTGTTCATGTTTTACAACAATACGATTATCTATGTCCAATATAATAAAATGATAAGTATAATTTTTATCTAAATCTTGTAAATATTTTTCATCAAATATATCCCAAAACATATCTGAAAAACTTTTCATACTCGTCCAATAACTTGAATTTGCATTAATACATCTAGTTGTAGCCGTATACCACACATCCTTATAATTATACAATCTAATCACTGTTCCATCTTCACAATACTCCATACTAATATCATTCACATTTTTATCTTCAATTATACTTTCTAAATCATTCCAATCGTTTAATTTTTTTATTTTATTATATGCCATACAAACAACTTTATTTGTCTCTTTTTCTAAAATAATTCCTTGACATTGTTCAACTAATTTTACATTTCTATTTTCATTTACAATTTCATTTTCTTGTTTAATTTCCTCTTCATTTACCTTGCTACTAACTACCAAATATAAATCACTTTGCTTATCTTGACCCTCCTTTATATAAATGTTATTTCTTCTACACAACTCCTTTACTTCATCAAATTTACGATTTCCAACAAATTCAATCACTTTAGATATATCAGTCTTTGCAATTTTATTATTCAACATAATAATATTTTTAAAATAAAAAAAAGTTATTCATTTTTTTTTCGTTGGTCAATTAAGAATTTTAACGAAATTTATTTTATATAAGTTTCGTTAAAAGTCGTTACATTTCGTCACATTTCGTCACAATTTGTTTAAGTAATTTTTATAAATTTATCAATTGTATTACCTGTTATAACTGTAGTTTTATCAATTTGAGATTGTAATCTATTTTTTGCATCTTCAATTCGTTTATCATCTAAATTTTGAACAACTGTCTTATCAATAATATCATTAAATAATTTAGCATTCGCATTTTTAACATTTTTAATATCAATTTCTTCAATATAATCTCTTGAAACAAACATAGGATATTCTACCATTTTTAATATTTTATTTTCATTTGACATATTTCTAAACTCCTCGATTGTCAATTTTCCTCCAAACATTTGCAAACTTGCTCTAGGTGGTGCCATTATAATATTTGATGACAACTTTAATTCACCTGTAATTTTTTTATACAATAGTTTTATTAAATAATCATTTGTATATTTAGTAGGATTATCATTTTTATACGCCATTAAACATGAAAAACTACAAAACACACCCTTTACTCTAAATTTCTTATCACTTTCACTATAATGCACAGGTAATCCTAATGGCACCGTATCAAATTTGTGACAACACCACCAACAACATACATCCGTTTGATATAACCAATCTGTATTATTTATAAACTTTCCTAATATTTCAAAAAATCCTGCCACCCCTCTTGATTCTTGATCATCATCATTTTTCACTACTTTATCATTTGATTCAACATCACAATTCTCATCTGTTAAACTATTATGAAAATCTTCCAATTTAGAAATCAATAGCTTGTCTTGTTTTTCACGAAATTTCAATCTATCTTTATACAAATCTCGTAAATCAGAATCATTATCTATAAAATCACTTATAATAGAATTATCACTTTCTAAAAAATCTGAAAGAATTATATCATTTTCATCACCTTCCTCATAACCTATAATATTATTGTTTATTTCAAATAACTCATCAGATTCTTCCTGATTTTCTTTAACATCTAAATGCAATATAAAATTATTGCTATCTTGTAATACAGTTGTTAATGGAATTTGTTTCCTAATAGAAGAACTAAAAAATTTAACTGCTGCCTTGCGACCTCGTTTTTTCTTTTGTTTAACTTCCTCAACAACTTGTTCCTTCTTCTTTCTTCCTCGTTTCTTTTTATCCTGTACATTTGTATCAACTTTTGACACTTCTTCAACATTTTTCTTTGGACGACCCTTTTTCTTTTTTACTTCAACTACATTAACATCATTTGCATCATTTGCATCATTTGCATTTACCTTTTGTTCGGTATTATTCATATTATTTGTAATTACTATTCTTATATTTTTTAATTTTTTTATTTTTTTATTGTTAATAACTTTGTTCATAAATTTTATTTTATTTGTAAAATAATAAATATGAATTCTCAAATATCTGAAAACCAACCCTGTCCCAATTTATTAGATATTTTAGATTTTCTTAAATTTCCCAGTGAAAAAGAACTCTCTGATTCAACTTCAACTACTTCATTAACATCTGAAGTACCATCTGAAGTACCATCCGAAACACCATCTGAAGCACCATCCGAAGTCCCGTCCATTGTACCTTCTGAAACAGAAATCTCGTCCATTGCACCTTCTGAAACAGAAATCTCGTCCATTGCACCTTCTATTGCACCTTCTATCGCATCTTCATTTATCACACCATCTAAAACAGAAGTCCAGTCAGAAGTTCCATCTTCTATTGAACCATCTGAAACACCGTCTGAAGTATCAGAAGTCCCATCTTCTATTGAACCATCTAAAACACCTTCTGAAATAGTAACTAAACCTAGTAAACCAGTTGCAAAACCTATTACTCCAGGTGCCATACCTTCTCCAGTAAAACCAGGCGCTAAACCATCACCACCTAAACCAGGCGCTAAACCATCACCACCCAAACCTGCTGCTAAACCATCACCACCCAAACCTGCTGCTAAACCCGCTGCTAAACCATCACCATCTAAACCTGCTGCTAAACCCGCTGCTAAACCATCACCACCCAAACCTGCTGCTAAACCCGCTGCTAAACCATCACCACCCAAACCTGCTGCTAAACCCGCTGCTAAACCATCACCATCTAAACCTGCTGCTAAACC